AGCTCCTGCAATCGTGAAGCTGTTTCTTCTGGATCAGTATGACGATGCGGAACTCGATCGCAAGAAGGTCGCGGCCATGTACGCGCTCTTCATCACGACGCCTGCGCCGAACGAACCGTTCGATACGGCGGAGCAGGAAGACGAGAATGGCGAACGCGTCATGGACGTGCAGCCCGGCCAAGTCACGATGCTGGAACCCGGCGAAGAGGTTCAAACCTCGTCGCCTGCCGATGTCGGTCAGACCTACGAGCCGTTTCAGTACCGCACGATCCTGCAAATCTCGGCAGCGACGGGCGTGCCTTACGCCTACGTCTCCGGCGACATGCTGAAGGCGAACTATTCAAACTCCCGTATGGCTTTGCTCGAGTTTCGGCGGCGCGTGGGCGCGTGGCAGCACTCGGTCATGGTTTGGCAGTTGTGCCGCCGCGTTTGGGAACGCTGGATGGATATGGCCGTTCTGTCGGGCGCGCTGACGATCCGCAACTTTGAGGCCAAACGTGGGGATTATCTGGGTTGCGACTGGTTGCCGCCCAAGTGGGACTGGGTCGATCCGCTCAAGGATGCCAACGCCGAAATCGCGCAGATCAACGCAGGACTCAAAAGCCGGACGCAGGCCATCGCCGAGCGCGGCTACGACATCGCGCAGGTCAACGCCGAGATCGCGGCGGAACGGCAGCAGGAAGCGCAGCTTGGGATTTCGTTTCAGGAAACGAAGGCTTTGCCAGCGCCGCAGCCTGATGCGCCACAGGACGAGCATAACAATCAACCCATTGAGGAACAGCAGACAACATGATGAACGATCTTCCGCATATTGCCGCCCGCGTGTTTGGCGCGCCGTTGATGCTGGCGCGGCCCAAACTCGATGTGCTGCTTTCCGTCCTCGGCCCGCGCTTGACGGGAGCTGGCAGCGAGACCTTGACGCTGGGCGGCGACAATGCGTCCGGTGATGACGAGGATTTGCAGATCACGTCCGAAGGCGTGGCCGTTGTTCCGGTCTTTGGCACGCTTGTCACGCGCTCCAGTTACCTTGCGGCGCTTAGCGGTCTGACCAGCTATGCGGAAGTCGGGCAGAACATCGAAAGCGCCTTTGCCGATCCGTCCGCGCGCGCCGTTTTGCTCGAGATCGACTCCCCCGGTGGCGAAGTCGGGGGTCTTTTCGATCTATGCGACAAGATCGCGGCGCTTAAGGCGCAATATGGCAAGCCGCTCTGGGCTTTGGCCCATGAGGGCGCATTGTCGGCGGCCTATGCCATCGCCTCAAACGCCGACAAGATCGTTCTAACGCAAACGGCGGAAGTCGGCTCCATCGGCGTTGTCGCCGTCCATGTCGATGAAAGCGGCGCGGACGAACAAGCCGGTCTTGCATGGAACTTCATCTATGCGGGCGAGCGCAAGGTCGATGGCAATCCGCATGAGCCTTTGGCCGACCGCGCGCGCGAGGAAATCCAGACCGATGTCGATGGGCTTTATGCCGCCTTCGTCGCTCTTGTCTCAAAAAATCGCGGCCTTCAGGCCGAAACCGTTCGCGGCACCGAAGCGGGCGTCTATCGCGGCGCGTCCGCGCTTGATGTCCGGCTTGCCGATGCCGTGATGAGCCGCGAGGCGGCGCTTGCCGCCTTGGGGTATTCCGTCAACCCAACATTCTCCTCATTCACAACAAACCGAAAGGACAAGCTGATGACTACCGAAGCCCCGAAAATCGAAACGCAAACGCAGGTTGAAACGCCGCAACCTGAGCAGCCGCCTGCCGCTCCGGCAACGGATCCTGCGCCTACACCGCCGCAACCTGCAGCCGAACCGGCCCCCGAAACAGCGGATCAAGCCGCGATTGAGGCGAAAGTCACGCAAAAAGTGCGCGAAAGCTACGCCGAAATGGCCCAAATCGCCGCGCAAGCCGCAAGGCTCGGCGTAACGCTCGACGTGGCCGAAGCGGTGGCGAAGGGACTGAAACCTGACGCCATGCGACGCGCCGTTCTCGACGAGCTGGCCGCACGTTCGAACGCGACCGGCGTCGTTGCGGCAGCGACAGCCCCCACGTCCACGTCTGTCGACAGCCCCATCGTCCGTCGCGCCCGCGCGGCAGCCGAGAAGTCCAAAGCGTAACCCTAACCATCAAACCCGAAGGAGAAACTCAACATGACTGCATTGACGCAAAACCTCACGCTTGGCGATCTCGTGAAATACGAGCTTGAACCGCGCTACAGCCGCGAGGTCGTAACCCTAAAATCCGGCGCTTCCTATGCCATCGGCGCGGTGCTTGGCAAGATCACGGCTTCCGGTAAATACCGCGCTTCGCCTGTAGCCGAGGTCGTGGGCGACGAAGGCGCGGAAAACGCCTGCGCGGTCTTGCTGGAAATCGTGGACGCAACGGCGGCGGACGCCATCGGTCTCGTCGCGGTTCGCGGCCCCATCATTCTGTCGAAAGATCGTCTGGCCTATGACGCCAGCGTCGATCTGGCGGCAGAGAAAGCGGCCAAGATCGCCCAGCTTGCAAGCCACGGCCTTGTCGTCCGCGACACGGCTTAAGCCGCTTCACATACTCAACCCGAAACCGCCTTCAAGGCGGTTTTTTTCATGTCTAACTTCTGGAGAAACTTATGACTGTCATCATCAATCCATTTGACGCAGGCGGCTATTCGCTTGCGGAAATGACGCAGGCCATCAACATCCTGCCGAACATCTACACGCGCCTCGGCCAGATGGGCCTGTTTCGGTTCGAAGGCATCACACAGCGTTCCGTCCTGATCGAACAGGCTGAAGGCGTGTTGAACCTTCTGCCGACTGTGCCTTTGGGCGGGCCTTCGACCGTCGCCAACCGCGACAGCCGGTCGATGCGCTCGTTTACCGTGCCGTGGATCCCGCACGACGACAACATCACGCCGCAGGACATCCAAGGCGTGCGCGGGTTCGGCAGCGCGGACAGCAGCGATCCGCTCGCCGTTCTGATGGAGCGCAAGCTGACCCGCATGCGCGCCAAGCACGCCCAGACCCGCGAGTTCATGGAAATCAATGCGCTTCGCGGCACAGTGCGGGACGGCGCAGGCACGACGCTCTACAACTACTTCACGGAGTTCGGCCTCACGCGCCTGTCCGTGGACTTCGATTTCGGCGACGCCACTTCGGATATTCAAGCGATTATCCGCGACGTTTTGCGCAAGATCGAAACGGAGTTGAAGGGCGAAAGCATGAGTTCCGTTCTCGCGCTTGTCTCGCCGGAATTCTTCGACAAGCTGATCGGACATCCCAAGGTCGTGGAAGCCTACAAGTTCTACGCCTCGGGCATGCAGCCTCTGCGCGAAGACGCCCGACGCCGCTTCCCGTTCGGGGGCATCGTGTTCGAAGAATACTCGGCCACGGTTACGCTCTCGACCGGCGCGACGGAAACACTCGTTCCGGCGGGCGAAGGCATTGCGTTCCCCTTGGGCACGCTCGACACCTTCGTCACCTACGGCGCGCCTGCCAACCTTATCGAGACGGTCAATACCATCGGTCTGCCGATCTATGCCCGTCAGTTGGCGCGTCCGGACGGCGGGGCTATCGAGATCCGCACGGAATCCTCGATCCTGCCGATCAACAAGCGGCCCCGCCTCGCGGTGCAGCTGATGAGCAGCACGTAAGCAATGCAAGACGCTTTCTCGGCGGCGATGGACGATCTGTTTGCGGATCCGAACATCGCCGCCGATGCGGTCTATCTCCCGCAGGCAGGCGGAGCTGGATCCGATGTGCGTGTGATTCTGAAACAACCGGACGTAGTCGCGTCTTTTGGCGACGCAAAAATCGCCTCGGACACGCTCACGCTGCTTGTGCGTATGACGGATATCCAAGACCCTGAAGAGGACGACATGTTCCTGATCGGCGGCAAAAACTACGTCGTGCAAGGCTCTCCCGTCGCGGATGCGTTGCGCCTTGTCTGGACTTTGAATACGAGGGCCGCATGAGCTTGCGCCTTGCAGCTGCCTTGCAGGGCAGCCTGACCAAAATCATGGCGCAGGAAACGAAGGCGGCGGAACAAGCCGTCACGCTCGGCGTTCGTGCAGCCACGGATGGCCTCAAACTGGAGTTGCGCGGCCAAGTCACAAGCGCAGGTCTCGGCCAGCGTTTAGCGAACACATGGCGCGGCATGGTGTTCCCACAGGGACAGGCCAGCATCAATGCGGCGGGCTTTGTCTTCAGCAAAGCTCCAAACATCATCAACGTCTATGCGCATGGCGCATTATTGCGTTCGACGAAAGGCCTGTTTCTGGCCGTTCCGATGCCTGCTGCTGGCAAGTACGCAATGGGCAAGAAGATCACGCCAGCAACATGGGAACAGGTTCACGGGCAACGACTCCGGTTCGTTTATCGGCGGGGAGCCGTTTCCTTGTTGGTTGCCGACAACATGCGCGCGCGGACGGGCAAGCGCGGCGGTTTCGCACACGCCAGCGCAACAGCGATGCGAACGGGTCGCGGTCTCACCACGGCGATCATGTTCGTGCTTGTCCCCCAGCTCACGATCAAAAAACGCTTCGATATCGAAAGCGCCGAAAAGAAATGGAACGACGCGTTGCCGCGCTTTGTCGTTCAAAACTGGCAGGAGATTTCTGAGAAATGACAACGCGGGAAACCGTTCTTCAAACCTTGTTTGAAACCCTTCAGGCCGTCTCCGGCCCCAGGGTTTTGCGCAACGAAGTCTTGCCCGAGAAGGTTCCGACGGGTGGTTTGCTCATTCTGCGCGATGGCGACCCCAGCGAGCCCGAGACGATCCTTTCGCCGCTTTCCTATTACTGGCAGCACCTCGCGTCGTTGGAAGTCTTTGTTCAG